ATATCTAATATTTCTCTTAAATAAACACTTCCTGTATTCTGATAAAATATTATACTATCCTCATCCGCATCTACATAAACAATATCAGTGAAAAAATTACTATCGCCCTCAACTCTGTAAACAGCCCGGTTGCCCTGCGGCGCGTTATATGCCGGAGTTTTCCAAACCATAGTATCGCCTATCATTACTACATTATCACCACCGCCATTAATCTCGCCCGAACGAATTATATCGATATTACTTTCGTAACGATTATATCTAAAAATATTGGTTAAATTTTCCGACGATGTATCACATTCAAAGGCGGCGGCCATAGCATGACATTCTTCACTTAAAGCTATTGCATGAAATAAGTTGTTTTCTACTAATACATTCTCGAAAATACCCGGTGCTTGAATAGAAGTAAATCGTATCGGCACGATATGTTTACCATAGCTCGTAGTAGCGACAATCGTGTCACCAGTACAAACAACATTATTATTATATACATAAAGCGAATCAAAACCATAGCGTATTCTTAAACCATGAACAATCGCATTATCTTCAGTATATTCTACATTTGGGCCATTATGAACATCAATATCATTATTATAAATCTCTACCAAGCCTCTAACTCTTGCAATATATATACCTCTACTACCGCCATAATTCGACCCACTTCTTAGAACATTGTCATATAATTTTGAGCCTCCCGCAACGGCTTGAATTCCCAACGTATAAGGATTAGCTGAACTCTTTTGACCTACATCAGCAATATCATTTCGGGCATCACATGTTATTGAACATCCTGCTGCCTCAACAATAGGCCAATGAACGATTTCATAAGAATCTCCTCCCGCCATTTCAAGTCCAACGTGGGGCGATTCTAAATAACAATCCGTTACTTTTACACTATATAGATAGTCAGCACTATCGGGTTTCCATAGAGATTCAAATTTTATTGCATTAGAAAGATTCATCGCCCTACTCCAGTAGCGCCAACACTCGCTAAAAACTCGACAACTATCAATTTCTATATTGTAAAGAGATACGTATTCATCACCACCTAACGCATATTGCCCCCAACCATAAATCCCGAAACCTCCAAATGTATCGGCAGCGGCCGTTCCCATTTTAGTTGTAATTTCAACATTTTTGATAGTAATATTTTTTACCCTGTTGAGACTTATTCCTTTATGTCCAGTACCCAAAGCACTATTGTATACAACTCCCCCATCTATTACTATATCTATCTGAAAGTCATCATTAGCTCCCCAAAGATTTATACCAGTATACCCTGAGCCTCCGCCGGTACCGTATTCAAGTGTATCTGTTCCGAGGTCTATATATATACTATCTGACCAGACTATTATACCGTGTACAGTTGATGATAACTTAGTTCCCTGTAACGTCACTGTATCGATTTCGCCGGCAGTATGACCCTGTATGGTATCGGGTAAACTTGTAATCTCTACCTGACCGGCAAACGCCGACACGGATAAAAGCAATATTAAGACAATAGATTTAACCAAGTTTCCACGTTCCCTTCTGCTTTCTCAGATAGAATAAATATAGCAATGCTATAGCTACACCACCTCCACCGCCTCTGAGTATATCACCTACATCAGCGTCACCCCTCATACCGAGAAACGAAAACCAACCGTAAACGTCTATAACGAGTTCCCAGAACAGATTGACTGCAAAGCCAGAGAGTGATGCAAACAGTATCGTCGCCCAATGCTGGCATCTATTGTGGCATATCGCTATGACGATACCAGCCGCCGACACTCCGCCTGCAAAATGGAATATGTTCCAGAAATCAGACATATTCACCCCACAAACAACCAAGCCCAAAACACATAAGAGATAACTACTGCTACAAATCCTGCCAACAATGTCTTTTCACTGTAAGTCATTTCCTTCTCCCTAATTCGCTTCTCATCTTTTTTATCTCAGCCTTCATTATTTCTATCTCACTCTTAACATCTGTTTTCCGCCGACGCATAAACTCGACTACTATCGAACCGACTGTCTGTATTAAAACGACTATCCACATTATTTGCCGTTCCTTAGATAGTTGTTAATATTGTCAATCTTTTTAAATACATTGCCGAACCCATCTGTAATAGCCTTCTTCGTTTCCTTGTGTTCCTCGGTGCTTTTCTCCGCCATCTTTTCTAAAACTGCAATCTTAGTTTCATGCTGATTGACAGTCGTAGAATTATCGTCAATCCGTTTTCGCATCGGCCGTATTATTGCTGTTATTATCAAGCCTAATACGATTACTAATCCGCCTTGTATATATTCAGCCATTATCTTTTCCTTTACGGCGGCACATAAGATGCTACCTTTATCATTTTAAAATTTATATTCCCTGCTAATATCTTCTTACCGATGATCATCATCTGGACATTAATCCAGCTATTCTGGCCATCCCTGACTATATCATCGACGCTCGAATCAATTTGAATTACATCACCAATATCCCAGTGAATATATTCATAGCCTGTGTTAAATTCTAATATCGGTCTGACATCATTCCAGAAACCGTTGGTATTATCGGTAAAATAATCACCTATCGCCTGCGCGGTAGTCGTATCGTCGATCATATCCGCATTAACCGATAATTCTTTAGTAGCATTATATGTTGTCTTTGAAGTCGAGGACGCCTCATTAAGCGATAGCATATACTCGTTACCAGTCGGATGTTTGCGATAACTAACCGTGCAATCGTTTATTAGCTCTTTTAAATTCGTATATGATAACTTAAAGCTGCCGATTATTATATCAGCCTTATAAAGATAATCATCCGTCGAATAAGATGTCTTGATCGGTACAACTTTATGCAATCCTTCGCCGTTAATAAAATAAAAGAATTTAGATTGCTTACAGATTGACTGGATCAATGATAATGAATTAACCGATGTCGTTTTGCTGAACGATAGTATCATACTGCTGTCCTGAGTAGCGGCATCGTCAAAGCTATCAACATCAATATCGGCAGAGGCTACCCCTAACTCGGTTCGTAGAATATCCTCAATTACATAAGCCGGATGCTGTATTAAATCACCTTCATCATCCTGACCGGCTAATGGCGTGCGTCCGCCGGCATCAATCCATGATCCGAATTTACGACCATCGACTTCGACGAATATCCTCGCACTGTTATAAAGTAATCGTGGTTGATATTTTATTCTTAATCTAACTTCATATACTTCATAGCATAGGGTTTGCGCACCAGCCGCCGTTGAATCGGGAGTTAGAACAAAGTAAAAATCGGTAAGTAAATCAGCCCATGTCATGCTTGCATTTAGGGTCGCCCCGACATCTTCTTCGGTATAGCTTGATGGCGAACTTAAACCTACGAGGTCGGTTCCCGCCGATAAATCTCCGAGTTCACCGAATTGTAAAAGGCAATCATTAAATTGACTGGCTGTAATCTCATCTGATTTTACACCGGAATACGCGTTGCCGGCGCCGTCAACAATCTCGCCGGCACCTGAAAAGTCTGTATAATTCGATAGGTAGAAATCGACATCATCAATAGTAGCACCTACCGTACAGTATATATTAAGGTGAGTAGAATCGTCTTGATCTCCGACTTTTTTGCATTCATCTTCATCGTCAACATCTGGGATAGTGTTATCTGCAAAATCATCAATCTTTTTAGGATGAAAATAAGCCCAGACATCCGGCGCCAGAACATCGTTTAAGGTAATCGTAGTCTTGCCGCTATCGTCAAGCGTTGCTGTATATTCAGATGAATCTATTTTACTGAATCGATTTAATCCCGAATCCCACATCCAGACGCCGTTAATCGCCTTTGAAACAGTATCGGATACAACCAGCTTAGTATCGGAGATCCAAACGCATTCCCGTAAACTACCGACACTTTCCTCGTCTAATGAGGCAGAGCCGTAAACCATCGGGTCTGTTACAAGTTTATCGCCATCAGCTTCAGGGAATGACGTTGTTTGTTGCGAGGTTACTATACTTTGATGAATCAATATATTTTTATCGGCTAAAGGTAGTTTAAAAATCAAATCATTTACATCTTTAATCGGCTGACATATACCCTTGAATATTTGCAGACATTGATCGTTATCGGTATTATCCGTTAAATCCGATAATCCCTCATACCACACAAAGATTTCAGCCGTATAATTAATATAATTAGCCGCTTTCAATTCATAAGATAGGGGAACCTCGACCGTTCCCGAATGAAATATATTAGTATTATTCAAGGTTATCGTAACCGCCGATATAGAGTATTTCTTGGTAAACAGATTTATCGATGTCGATATATTACCCCAGCTTTTAACACAGCCATTTATAAATACATCGGAGTTATTATCCTGAGTCCAGAAATCAACATCGGATAAGTATATCGTGCTCCCACCTGATCTGGTTATCTTTAAAACGAGCCGATGATTTATATTCCGCTGGATTCGCTTTTCATCGAATTTTGTCGAGGTCGTTAGCATTATACAGGACTTCCCAGCTCTTGCTCAAGTAATATTTCACCGGTATCATAAAGCTGGTCGAATCTTTCGACTGCATTTAATCCGGCTGTAATCCAACGGACATAATGATAATTACTATCTTCATCAAGATAATAGAACGGATATTGAGCGCCGTTAGTTAATGCCAATATCGAATCAAGTTTGCCTTTATTGGTTGCATCAAGAGTTTCATAGAAAAATTTCCAGATATTTCTCGGCTCCGATTGTCGAGACGCTCCACGCTGACCGCCATAACTATTTACAACCTTGACCCCGGAATAATTCTTTTCTTCTAAAATACATCCATAGTTAAAACGAATAGTTATTTCGTATTCACTACCTATAAATACTGTCGCGCATGAAGGGGCGGCTGCATCCGGCACAATCCTTATCCGCCAGTATCTATCATCCGCCGATACTTCCGTAAACGATAATTTTACCACCTGCCAACCTGTTACGGTTATCACCTCCGAATCGGCTTGTATAGGAGAACTATAGCCGGCATTATCATCATAATAAACAGTAACCGTGTCATCTATATCGAGGTCGGCATATATCAAGATATAGTCAACCGCAGTATCGGCGCCTAAATCTATTTCAATATCCTGAGTTCCGCCTGTTGTAGCTTTCCAGTATGTCGCTAATCGCCTATCGAGCATAAATTCTTTTTCATAACCGCTGGCCTCACTTGTAGCAAGCGTCAAGGTATAATCAGCGATATTATCTACATGAAACTTAATATTCGACATCAGTTATACTCCCAGAAGTCTCTACTGTTGTTTTACCTAAATCAGCGGCATCCTCGATTATCGGAACCAGTTTTGCCCTTACAAAAGCCTCCTCGCCTATAAAATCGCCCTGTATATTTATATTTATATTAGCCGATCTCGAACCAACCCCTCTGCCGCCAGCACCTCGCATAATATCCGGTAATCTATTTTGTGAATTGAGATAATCTATACCCGATTTGCCGCCGAGTGATTGAGTAGCCTGCCTTGTTAAAACACTTTCGCCGGTCTGCGCCAAAATCAATCTCTCATCGCTGGCAAATATACCGGTATGAGCCTTTGGTATCATCCCCCCTTTATGGAAACCTAAGAAACGACCAAAGAGACCGCCAAATCCACCACCAGTAAATACTGACATAATCGACGCGAAAATAGTAGCTTGTATTATCATTGCGGCTAATTGCTTTATAATATGTGCTGTAAATTCTCCTATATTTTTAAAGGCCTGTTCGCCTTCCATAAGTCCTCTTACCCATAATCCGGTAGCCGAGATAATCGGGTCTGCTATTAATCTTGCCTGCTCCTCTAATCGTTTTTGTATTTTGGCTAATCTTTCCTTTTCAAGTTTATCATATTCAGCATTTTGTAATTTTATAGCGAGATTCTGTTGTGTTACTTGACCGCTTATGGCTTTTTGTTTTAAATTGATACCGCCGAGTATTTCAATCTGAGTTTCGCCTGCCAGATTAATCTCCCATTGGCCATCTTTTATATGATGTATCGAGGCAGCGTTTTCTATTAATTTTTCACCGGCAGTTGTTAATTCAGCATTTGTATTAACCTGTAATCCGTAACCTTCCAATAACGACATATTTAATAATTCATATAAATCCTTTAACCCTTTAATTCCACCTATATAATCGTGAAAAGCCGGACTCCTTAAAGCCATAATCGCAAGCTCGGCCTCTTGGATTTTTAATAATTCTCTCTGTGTCTCTAATTCTTCTTTAGTAGCCTCGGTAACTTCGATTGTCGTATCCTTAAGCTCAATTTTTTTAAATATTAAATTCTGCGCGGCATCTGTCGTATTATCGAAATAATCAGTAAGCGTACCTACTATACTTACCAATCCCTTGAGCGAGGATATTAATATATCGACTGCCCCGGATTGCCCGATTATAGCATTTATAAAATCACCTATCGCAACCTTTAAATCTATTATCCCAGCTCCGAGCATTTCATATTGCATCGATGTATTATTAATGGCATCTCCGACGTCTCTTATGATCTTCTGGCCTTTACCGATAACTTCATTGACAAATATCTGTCGCTTTTCAACTTCCGATAATTCCCGACCTAATTCTTCTGATATCTTTTTATATGCGCTGGTCTGGTCAACAATGATACCAAGATTATCGAGTATTAATTTAGATTGTCGGGCTGTACCGGTAACGATTGATTCAAACATATACTCGACCGATTCCCCCATTGCAACCGATGAGGCTCTGGCGATCTCCATCATCTCTGCGATTTTATCAACTGGGATACCGAGTGTAACGGCTTTCGACGCCTGTTTCATCAATTCCATTTCGGCGATAGTACCGCCCGACGCTTTCTTTATAGAATCTAATAATATATTACTATCGGCACCGATTGACTTAGCCATATTTTTAAAAGCTAATCCGACTTTCTCTGATTGAGCAGACAGTTTAGCAAGGTCACCAACCATTCTAAGACCCTGTAAACCTAACCAACCTGCTCCGAATGCCTGTAGGGCACTTGGTATTTTATCGAGTTCGCCTTTAATGCCCTTGATTTTCTTGGACATCTTATCGACGGCGGTAAACTGAACTTCAACTTTATTCTTAGCCATCTTGCGCTCTCAAATTATTTAATCTTGCCCGTTCAGTATCTATTATTTTAATCGCCTGTATATATAAAGCGGGTTGATTAAAATAATCGGTCGGATTTATTTTGCTACACAGATTAACCATATTCATCAACTCGATAGTCATTTCATCAAAGAACGGTATCGGGCAAACATTCGACCCTTGCCCAAGTAAACAGGCCTCGAGCAATAACATTCCCGGATTATCAGTGATAGCTCTGTTAAAATATTCATAAAAGCTATCGTTGTTTTCGATTTTAAACTTAATACGGCCGCCGTTATCGTCTCTGATATATGATAATATCTCGACTTCTTTTTCTCCGTAAACTTCATGTAGACACTTTCTGTTTTTACCCTGACAGCTTGTACAGTTAAACATTTCAGGTCTGGCAGTCGATTCATTACTCAGATAATCCTGGAACTGCACAAGCAACGTCAGTTTTTTGATTGTACCTCATTCAATCTCGTATTCTCCATGATAAACAAAAATAGCTCAGAACCGATAGAGGCAGGCAATCTTGATAAAACATCGCTAACGGGTAAGTCTCTTACATTATCGATACGGTCAATTCGACTAATAACATAATCAAACCATGCCTCATCGTTCTGGACAGCCTCCATATCTACTTTTGAACCATCCTTTAACTTAAACAGCTTTTGCATAGCCAGCGAATCACGCCATGTCACCGGCTTGATATAAAAGGTAGTCGGTGCTTTCGATTTCTTCTCAGATTCGGGTATAAATTTAATTGTTGCCTCAAGATCGATTAACTCAATCATCTCTCGCTCCGTCGTTAAAGTTTAAGGTGCTGGCCAGCTTTTAACGTCATTATCCGCTAAACTGACCGATAGTATTTCCTCCGTATTCGCTAAATCGGATGCCCCGTAAAGATTAAGGGTAACATCCTGGATTTCACTTTCCATAGGGCTGCCGGATTGGAATACCCCTTTACATTCGAAATTCAAATAACCATCAACACCAGTCGAACCCCATGTTAAGATTATATCCTGTTCCGATCCCGAGTCCATAGCGCCGAGCGCCGTCCGTGCGTTAGCATCCCATACGATAGTAATTTCGTTAGTTACATTCCAGCTCGGTAAGGCTATATTAGCCCATGTGCCCCCGCTACCACCGATAGGGATCGCGTTGTTCTCGATAGTCAACTTCCATTCTTTAAGAATACAGGCATTACCACCGACTGTAAATGTTACAATATCATGGAAATTAAAATATGATTGAGCCGATTTAGTCCATGTCCCGGAAGGATTCGCGGTTCTGCTATAAGCGGTTTTAGCGCTTATTAATTCGGCACTCATAAATAAATTTCCATCGTTAGCATCAGCCGAGATAGATAATTCGAGTTTACGCGCTATACAACTCGTGAGCTTTTCCGAAACCGACGCGACTGGCATATATTTCATCAAGGTCATAAACAGACCTTCGTTAGCGACGAAATCCGGTATATCTGCCGTCGCTGGCAATATCAACTCTTTCTGATATGGCGGCGAGGCAACCTCCGTCGCTTTCTGTATAACCATATATAGAAAAAACGCAAGGTCGATCTTGACAGCCTGCATCGGTATAGTACAGCTATGTATCGCACCTTTAACATCAACATCAATAGCGCTAATATCCGGCATACGCTGGCCGATAGCATGATCTTTCGGTCTGAATTTCAAATCCTGATTGATTGTAAAATTCGGACAGGATAACTGAACGAATGCCTGATCGTCGCCGATAGCCGTTCCGTATGTAGCCTCCTCTGCGATACCATATTTCGATTCTTTGCTTGAATATATATCACCCAACTTCCTTAACTCCTTTCTCTGGCTTCTTTGATTTTATAAGCACAGCATAGTCGTTTTTAATCAAAAAGCTGGCAACCTCATCTAAAACTTCAACCTCTTTGCCTTTCTGAAGTTTCTCGAAGTCTTTACGTTCGATCTTGCCGGGTATGCAGAGCTTCCTGATTCGTCTTATTCTCGGTAAGCCTTTTATTAACATAAAATCTCCTTAACTCTGTGTATGGTCACGATGTACCGTTATATCATATTTATAGTACCCGCCTATGGTTTGAGATTCTTCAAACTCGATAGGCCAAGTCATTTCACTCGTACTGTAATCCGTTGCTATATAGCCTGTGATATTTGATTTAAAATAACTACGTCCGTTAGTCATAACATAATTCATAATCGAATTTAAAAGCTGAGATATTTTAACCGTATCGACATAAGCGCCCTCGTAAATAAAATTAGTATGTATACGAATCTCACAAGTAAGATTATAAAATAGAGTATAGACGCCGCCGGATGCTACAGCCGATTGATCGTCAACTATATCCTCGCTATCGACACCCGATACTTCGACTGTCGCTGCAGGCAGGAATGCGCTCGGGATAATCGTTTCATGGCGGTTGTATATAGCCAGAGGTCGCGGGTCGGTCGCGGCGCCGTCCATAGCGGTCTTTAAAGCGTCTAACAGCCCCTTGACAGCGAGTCTGGCGTCATCTAATATGTCAGTGCCGTAGATTGCAGCCATTACGGGTCACTCCTCGTATAATAATAGCCTATATCGATATTGACGGTAAAATTAGCTTTATCCTCACCCTTCTCCGGTGGTTCTATATCGCCGTCTTTTATATATAAGGCATTTACGCCCAGACTTGCCGAATTGAGATATTTACGCGTATCGTCTATCATCTGATGTAAGTCCTCGCCGTGAATCTCTAAATCGATAGCAATAATCGCCATGTTATCAGTAGCGAATCGTTTAACCGACTTATCCCCCATATCGATTATATTAATCGCCGGAGTCCCCTGATTACGCATTGATGTATCGGTATGCTTTAACTGACTGACGGTTTCAACGCTTAACCCGTAGCCGTTAGTAACCGTTATCGTTTTTAATCCGGCTTCGAGATTATCGAATATTGTTTTACGAACACCACTCATGCTTGAACTATCCTGCTAAGTGCTTTATCGAATACGGCATCAATCTTTTTCATCGATTGCTTAATCGACTTACTAAAATATTTCCTCGCCTTTATGCGAACCTGTTTAACCGAATGCCAGCGCCCATCTTTAGTTTTGAATCTCAAATACTTAACTCTCTTAGCTCTTATAATACCACCGAACTCATGGATTGCGGCATAAACTAATTTAGCGCCCAATACTCCGTATAATTTATTCGGTTGCGAGTTCTTGATAAGAAATGACCTTCTCAAAGTCCCTGTATCGACATTTAATATTTTATTTGTAAGGTTATCTTTAACCTTACCATGAGCAACCATCAGGGATGAGTTGATAGCCTTAGATGCCTCCTTCGGCGTCGCTTTAGCAACCCGCTTTAGTTTTTTTTGTAGTCTATTTAAACCCACTATTTTAATACCTCTATCAGCCATACAATCGCCTATAAGGTTTGATTAATCCTATGATTTCTTTCGGAATAGTCGATAAGTCGTAATTAAATACTTCATCGCCTACGATATGCTGTTCAACCCCATGTAATTTATTGACGGTTTTCTGGAATAATACTGCAATCCATTTCTTAACGCCTAATAATAAATCAGGCGGTATATTAGCGATAGCATAACCGGCTTTATAAATTACTTTATAGAAATAAGGCGGGCTATCGATCCACCAGCCGTTAACGTAACGTAACTGTCCCCTATCGGCTATCTGTATAAAATCCGTATTCTCTACAATACTAAAATCATAATCAGCGGGCTCCCAGCCAGTCGGGTTATTGCGTTTATCATCAACCGATGTAACTGATAGAATAGGCCATTCCCTTAATTGTAATACCGGGCTATTATCGCCATTATAATATTCGGTCAATGCGGTTGACGGCGATAATATCTTGCGGTTGAGATACTTTTCGATAGCGGCGGAAACGCCCGGAATCAATTCATCTTCCAAGAGCTTAGTTTCCTTAGTTGTCAGGGTGTCCTTATGTAGGACACCCTTTATATCATCAACTACAAGTAATGAACGCTGATAGCTCATTTCTTTTTACCCTTTTTACTACCCCAGCCCTTAGGCTTGAATTTCTTTTTGAGATTCTCGCCGACCGGCTTACCGCCTTCGCCTTTATCCTCTACAGGCATTTTAGATTCGGGCGGCTTATCAATCATCTTATTATCAGGGCTGACAACTTCCTTATCGTCAACCTTGATAAAAGGCGATTTATGTAAACCGAGTAAACGGATACCGTTAGCGTCCTCGACTTCCCGAATATTCCCATCCCGCCAGATTTCACCCTGACCCTTGAATACTGGGATCTCTTTACTGGCTACGAATTTGATAATCATTACGCTACCGCATTATGCCAGATAATCAAATGTTGGTCGTTTGACGTATCCGCCGATACGATAATCTCGTCATCGGTATCATGCGAATAGGTAACCGTATTGCTAAGTGAAGCAACTGCCGCCTTAGTCGTGATATGAGTTCCGGTAACGATAGTATCTTCTGCCGTTACAAGTCCTGTGGCGGTTAAATCCGCGGCGGCACCATCACAAACTAAAAACTGATAATTCGGATTAGGAATAGCGGTATCGCTTGCATCGTGATACCATACCCAGAGATGGTCGGAAGTTGTCGCTATCGAACAATTTAATATAGCATCAGTTGTATGCGTGCAAAGATGAGTCACATCTTCAATGCTCGATATTTCGGCGGCGGTTGTTAGATGGAATACTGCTATAATATGGTCGGGCACTGCTAACCCTGTCGCTGTCAAGTCGGCAGCGGCACCACCGCCAGTTACAAGCATTTGCTTAAGGCAGGGATTGCTCAATACGTGCGCTCCGTTACCTTGATTGCGGTACCAAAACAACATACCTCTCCATATATCAGATGTCGGGGCTGTATCGTTGGTAATATACCCTGCCCTTGATATAGATACGTTGGCAGTAACGTCCGCCATTGTCGCAATCGTGCCTTCCGTATCGAATTCGAGACAACCTAATATCTCATCGCCGGGCATAATAAGACCAACCGGGTCTTTAGCCAAAAGCGGTATATCAATATCTTCGGCAACACCGCGAAACAGGCTTATCTGTAAATCTATTTGATGTCTTGCAGTCATAATTTAATTCTCCTTTCTTTTTTACCTTAATTATGAATGTTATAACCGATTGATGTCGGAGTATCGGTTGACGGTACCATCTTCTGGAAATCAATCCGCTGAGTTGCTACAACCGCCTTTTGCTGTGTCCACATATAATTGGCTTGCTCGACCGTATAGATGCGTCTGTCACCTATCATCCAGCCATCCGGGTTTACGAATATAATCGCATTGTGTATGTTATCCGATGCACCGTTGACACCGTTAGGATCGAGAACTTCCCGGCTATAAGCCGACGGTACAATATCATGTCCGATAGCATTAGGCAGCGCGCCCTTAGCGGCAACCATGTTAACAAAGAAGTTAGAATACCCTGTAAACTCGGATAAGCCGAGAATCTTGAAATATCCCAATACGGATGTGATGAAAAATCCTCTACCCGGAATCATGCCATATTTACCGGCATAAGAAAGAGTAGTAAGCAGTTTGGCATAAGTAAGAGTAGTAGATATATCGTAATTGGCGCCGGAAGTATTAAGAGCATCAAATCTTAGGCCGTCGAATATTTTCCGAATATCCGATGCGCCTAAAGCGGCAACGTCTGTATCCTGGTGAGTAGTTGCGTTATCGCCGTTAATCAAGGCGTTTTCCTCACCGTTAATCAAAGCCTTCATCAAGGTCTTTTTCATAAACGGTAGGATAGCGATAATCGAATCCTCTATTTCCTCGTTTGAAGTCCATACACCGGCGCCCATACCGTTAGCGGTAAATGTGATGTTGCTTGTACCAGGTGTCGATGCCGCTATCGTATTAGCGTTGGCATCTGAAATCGCCTCCGATACGATATAGGCCGTGCAGTCTGATGTAAGTAAAGGCCAGACATAAGATTTAGTTGGTTGCGAGAATCTCGGTAAGCGCTTGGCTAATCCACGCTCGAGTTCTAAGCCCTCTTGTAAAATAGCCGACATACCGGTCGGTAGCCATTCGTAACCCTCGCCGGCGGTTGCCGTATCAAGAGCCTTTAAATGGATGTCGAGCAATTTCTTGTAACGGTCATATACTTTCAATTTAGCGGGATTCTGAACCCAGGCAAGCTCGCCGGTATGATCGACCTTAGATAGACCGAGATAAGCGCCGACTGTCATTAGATTATCAGATGCGTCCTGTAATTCTTTTAACAAATGCTTTTGATCGCCCAGCCCTACAGAATGAGCCGCATTATCAAAATTCTCGTTAATCAGCATTGATTTGAATACTTGCGGATTATCGAGATTCTTAGTCATGCCGAGTCTCTTAGCCTGCTCGACGCTGGCAACATCAAAGGCAGCCTTCGGGGGCTTAACCCACTTCTGCTCGATTTCCTCGTGAAGTTTCTCGGTAGCCGCGAGTAGGTCAACCTGTGCCTTCTCTTTGAGTTCTACCAAATCGGATTCTTTAACAAGACCCTTTATCGATGTTTGAACGTCGGCAAGCATCTTATGAGCCTCGTCGGCTGACCCGATTTTCTCCCTCAGATCCGCTACATCAGTCTGTAATTTTTTCATTTCTTCGGTTGTTTCCATTTTGATTTCCTTCCTCGTTAGACCCGTAGGTTCATTGAATAACTTACCTTGTATTTTCGGGTCAAGATTTATTGATTTTAACTCAATGCCCAAACCTTTAGCAGACTCGATTAATGCCGCCGCATTAGCGGGGACATTTACTATCGATATTTCGAATAAATCGAGTTTTCTGATTTTGCGAATGATTTCCTTTTCCTGTTCGACATCGACCGAATCGACAATCCTAAATCCAATCGATATACCTTTTAAGATACCCTCTTTTACCAAATCCCATATATCGTCAGCCGTATCGGATATTTTTGCTTTAATCCATAATCCTTTACGCTTTACTTCATATTCGACGATTTTACCGATAGGCAGACCGCCGTAATTATGACCGTACTGCAATACCGGATTACTCATAAACTCGGTCATTGTATCGTTAAAGGCTTTCGGCTCGACTATATCACCCTGTCGGTCAATATCCTTCGTCGAGGCATAACCTGTAATAATCCGCTCGTCCGCATCGGCCTTTAATTCGACGTTACAGAGTTTATATATATTTTTATTCATCATTCTCCTTTCTATTCCTTTATTTCGGCCGTCCATGAGCAACGGCAATTTACTATATCTTCAGCTAAACCGTTCGGGTCATTCGGGTACATCATTAAAGACGAGCCTACTCTAAAAGCCTGATTAAAGGGTATAGGCGGCTCAAGGCCGGCTGCATAGTGAGTATCTCGCACTTTTTTATCGGGTGTTGCAATCCAGCGTTTGTGTGTAGCTCCGGCTTGAGCAAATCCTTCGTTGGCGCCGGCATTAACACAGTTACCCATCTCTGTCCGGGCGATAGCCATCGACCGACCTTTTTTGAATTGCCCGAACTTATCGGATATTCGCTTGCTTAACTCCTGAACTGTCAAACCTTCGTTATAGGCTTGAGTAACCAGTTCTCCGATAGCGGACATCGTAGTTTCTGTAACATGAGCTACAAATATACCGCCGTATTCTTCTAACCAGCGTACTACTTCCGGGTCGGTTAAATCAAAAGTCGCCGATATAGGAATATCCTGTTTTAACGATTTACTGTTATTCAATTCATCGAATGAATCCTGGCCGGCACCGATATAAGCATCATCGAAAACAGGTTTGGCAACTTTTATTAATTCCTCTTGTTCCTTCGCTTTATCAAATAGTGTGGGATTCTCGTTTACGGTATCTGCGTCATCTAATGCAATCAAATTCCGGGCAATACGGTTCTCCTGGCCTTTGAAATAATCCCGCATCACATTCGCCATCCGTCTTTCCATCTTCTGTCGGAAGGCATCGGATTTAACCCATTGAGCAGTATCAATATCTTTAAGTTCTTTATTTATACTCTTTTCGGGAGGCGTTCCAAAATTAACTTGCTGGGGCGCTCTTAATTCGTCACCACCCTCTATTGGTTCAAGATTATAAAATTCGGCTCTCGCCTCATTCGCTGTATAGATACCACCTGTTACTAATTTAGTTGATCGTGTTGCTTTCTCGTTTTCATCTTCCTGTAATGCCGATACACCGGAGGTATCAAATTTCATCCATAACTCTTGATCTGTCCATTTCGGGATTTCTAATTCATTCATCGAGGTTTCATAATGCAACATTAGCGGTGTCAACGTCTCCTGCCAAAACTCCTTTTTCTGCATCATGGCATTAGCATAGTTAGCATATTCGAATAATCCGACAACCGCAGGAGGTACGCCGAATAAGGCAATAATTTCCTCGCGGTCTAATTTAATCAAACCGAGATACTCAAGGTCTTTGGGTTTACGCGTATCGGGCAACTGTTTTAATCCAGCCCAGAGAATTTCCATTTTATGAGACTTTTCGTAACCGCCATGATTTTTAATCCATTCCTCTTTCATGCGCTTATCGGTCGCCTCATCGTAAGGCTGGTCGGTTTGTAGTGTCGTGCCGGCGCTGGCGTCGTTCTT